TGCCATCCCCGATCGACAGCGTGAGCGTGTTCGATGCGTCGATATCGGCGGTATCGAAGATGAGATCCAGGATGGTCGCCCCCGCGGGGATCCTGACCATCTGGATAACATCGTTGATGACGAGCGTAGTTCCCCCACCCTCGCCAGCGGTTGCGATGTTGAAAGCGCCGGAAACCGAGCAAAGGCCGAGATTCGCCTTCGCCTGGATCCCGTTGTACGGACGGCAATCGGGGCTGTAGTAGGTGGTAGCCATTGGTCAGCCCCTCCCTTAGTGGGCGATCGCGTAGGTATCCAGCGCGATCACTCCGAAGTCTGCCGAGTTGAAACGGGTTTTCTTGACGCCGAAGATGCAGCCAGCGGCCACGCCGAGCTGGTTGCCGTAGTCGAACAGTTCTTCCTTCCAGGAGTACCGGCCTTCTCCGCCGATGCCGCCCCAGGCGATCGCACCGGCCTGAGCGCCGAGGAACAGGGCCCGGGCGCCCGGAAGGTTCGTACCGGAGCCGAGGTCCGAGTGACGGACCACGTTCCGGTGAACATGGATGACTACGCCGTTGTACATCCCGAGGGCGCCGGTGAAGATCGGGTTGCCGGAGCCGTTCGCCGCCGCCGCCGCCTTCTGGATATCCAGCCATTGACCGCTGGAAGCGTTCGTACGGAGGTCGGTCGCCTGGTACGGGTGGATCAGGAGGATGTACCGCTTCTCGCCGTTGACCATGATCGGCTGGATCATCGGATCGACGGTTTCCGCCGATTCCACCAGCTTGTCGATCTCCGACAGGGTGAGGATATCCGCGGTGGTGATCGTCGCCTTGGCGAGTCCGTTGGCGAATTTCAGGTGCGCGGTATCCGGAGCTGTGACGGTGTTGCCGGCGAACGTGGTGAAGCTGATCGGCAGGGTGAGCGTGGTATCCACTCCCCGGGCGCCGGACAGATACACGAAGATCATCTCGTCCATCCGTTCGGCCCACCAGGTCGCCAGGGCTTCCCGGGCGGTCGCTCTCATGTCGTACGGGACCCGCTGCTCGGACGCCTTGCCCTTCGACCGTACCGCGTGGCGAAGCTGATCCACGAGGATCGCATCGCTGTAGTACGACAGGGCTTCCTCGTTCCCCTCGAGGGTTCCGTCGCCCGTGACGCCGGCTCCCCGGAGTTTCATGCGAAGTCCGAACGTGATCTGGTCGCCGGCCTTCTTCTCGAGGTCGGTCATCTTCGTGATCGCCGAGCCGATGAATTTGTTGAAATACGACTTCTTCTCCGCTTCGACGGCAAGCGAAGTGCTCCACCGCTTGACGGCTAAAGCATGACTGACTCCAAACTCTGTAAGTGCCATATCCTTTTACTCCTTGTGGTTAGAGTTCCCCTCGCAGCCACTTCTCCTGCTGGTCGGGGGTAAGCTGTGCGTAGCCCTTCTCCCCGTCGATGTTCGCCTTCCCATCGGAGGAGGATCCAGGCAGCTTGCCTATGTTCACGCCGGACTCCACGATATTGAATTTCGCCATGAGCTCCTTCGTGATTCTGGCCGTCACTCGTTCCTCGACGGCTTTCTCGTCGCTGTTCTTGGCAACCTTCGCCAGCACCTTGAACAGCTTCGGCGCGTCTTTACCGGACGCTCCGATGATATTCCGGATGGATTCCTCGGAGAGTCCTTCCTCGAGGAGCGATTCCTCCATCTTCGGGGCCAGGTCGAAGAAATCCGGGACTTCCGATCGGATCTCCCGTTCCATGTTCGATCGGGTCATCTCGTCCCGCAGCTCCGCGTTCTGCTGCATGAGCATCCGTACGGCTTCCTCGGGATCTTCGAGGATCAGGGCCGCGGGATCCTTCGGCGGCGGCTTCTCCGCTTCCAGGGCTTCGAGCTTCGCCTGGAGTTCTCTCCGGATGCGGCGTTCCTCTTTCAGAGCGCCTTCCGGGATGTATCCCTTCGGCGGCTTGACGGGCTCGGCTTCCTTTACCGGCTCGGGTTCTTTCGGAGCGGCCGTTGCTTCCGTCTCCGGTACTGTCTCGGCCTTTTCACCCGCTGGCGCCGTTTCGGTCGTGTCCTCGCCTGTCAACTGAGCTTCCGTGAATTCCATCTCCTGCTGCACTTCGGCCATCACTTACCCCCTTTTTTCGCCTTGGAGGGCGCACCCGCTTTTTCGGTCCCGGGAACCGGTTTAGGCGTCTTTATGAATTCGGCGGCTTTTTCAGCCGTAGTATCCTTGATCTGCGTGATCGCTCCCCACGTTTCACCGGCCATGATTTTCTTCAGGACTTCCTCGGCCGATATCCCCGGTTGAGGGGGACCCATCGCTTTCGGTTCCTCGGGCGGGGCCGCTGCTGGAGCCGGAGGCGGCTTCTCCTTGGCGATCTGATCGGACAGGATCTTCTGCTGCGTAAGCTGATCCTGCTTCAGGACGGCTTCCGCGAGTTTCTGCAGGACTTTCTCCTTGTTCGGAAGATCCGTCATCTCGAACGACACTTGCATGACCGGCAGGGCTATATCAGGCGGCATCCTCGAGGCGAAGTCCATCAGCGTACGGCTCATCCATTGGCGGGTGGTTTCCGTCTCCGGGTGATCGGATACGACGATATCGTAGCGGCCCTGGCTGATCGTGTTCTGCCCGTTCTGGTTGAACGTGATGAATTTATCCGCGCCGGTCTGCTCGTCCGTGATGCGTATGACCTTCTCGTAGGTCCAATACTGGCGCATCATCGCCAGCATGAGCTCTCCCATGCGGCGTTTCGTCAACCGTAGGTTGTCAAAGGGCTCCGTATTGACCGTCGCTCCCTGTCGCTGACGCGCTTCGATTGCCACGCCCGATCGTGCGTTCGTCTGCTGCCCCATCTGTTCCTCTACCGCGCCGGATACCTCCTGGAGCTCTTGTTTCGCCTCCCGCATGATCTCGAAGTGCTCACGGGCGACCGCCACATCCTGCGAGAACTGGAATTTCTTCATGTTCAGGGCGCCCTGGTTCAGTTCGATCCACGCATCCGGCCGGCTGATCTCCTTCTTGGCCGCTTGCGGATCCTTCAAGGCTCCCGTCTCGAAGAACACCCTGCGGGTCGTGATGATATGCGAATACTGGCTGCGGTTTTTATTGATCTCGCGTTGTGGATCCTTCATGTTCCGGACCATGCCGTACGGATACCCGTCCTCGTCCATGTAGCAGATAAACGGAATCAGCGGGAACCGGTTGTGCTGATACGGCAGGGCGGTTTCTTCCTCGAGGATCGTATCTCCGGAGAAGATGACCGACCAAATCTTCTGCACGGGTTTTTTGATGACTTTAATCACTTCCGGCATGGCGACGATCCCTGGATTCGCCGCCAGCATATCGGCCTGTATCTCCTTCACCGTGCCGTCTTTCAGCTTGAGGAATACTCCCGACACGGTTTTCTTGAAATACATCTGCACAAGGAGGACGCGCTGGCGGGAAGGATCGCAGAACGTGATAGGCGTTCCGGACTGGTATTGATCCGGCAGTACCCTCGAATGAGGGCTTCCCTCCGTCTGAGCGTCCTCCATAGAGGCCGCCAGCTCGTCCTTTTTATCGGGCCAGGTCGCTTGCGCGATATCCAGATCGACCCATTTTTCCTTGAAAACGTACCGGGCATCGTCGAGCAGGATATCCCGAGCGTACGGATCCCAACCGACCTTGCGCCAATCGAGATAATTAAGGGAGATTTCTTCTTCGGTGGGGTCCTCGTTCACGCAGATTTCCACCCAACCTATTCCGGCCTTCAACCCGTCGAAGAAAACATCCGACATTTTATGATCGGCGTTATTCTGATCCTGGATGTACTTGAATCCCGCGGAAATCGCGTCTGCCGTGCCGCCGTCCTGGGCGCCTCGAGGTCGAGCGTTGATATCCGTCCTTGATCGGATCTCGATGCCTTTCTGCAAGTCGATCGTCGGCTTGATACGGTTGATCGACAGCACCGGCCGGCCTTCTTTCGTCAGCGTGTCGATATCTTCCTGACGCCATTGACCCTTCCCGCCGTGGTAGAAGCGTGAGTCCTCCATCGAATCCTCACGCCACGTTCCGGAAGCGGTCTTGGACTCCTTGAACCACTTCTGGAAATCCGCGACCCTCGATGTAGGCGTCGAGGCTTCGGTTTTGATCGTGTCTACACCGGCCAAATTCGCCTCCCTAAATGCTCATCCAGCTTCGGACGGGCTCTTTCGGTGCGTATCGGCGTTTCTTTTCGAGTTCGGTCTGTTCCTCTGCCATGCCGAAGTAGTAATCCTTCAGTACATCGTACAGATACGCGCCCATATTGATCCCGTCGTCGTGCCAGACCGGGAAATTCCTCATCTCCATCTTCATCCGATCGACGTAATTGCTCGGACAGGCCGTGGAGTAGAACATCTTCCCGTTGTTCAGCGGCCACGCAAGGGCCGATTCGATCATCTTCTTCTTGTTCCTGCCGGCTGGCCTCAAAAGCACTCCGTTGCCGCCTTTATCCCACGAAATATACCGGCCGTAGGCTTTCAGGGCGTTGCTGATATGCAAATGCGTGGTCGAAAGCCCTACCTTCTCCACGCCCAATTTCATAATCATGCCGGCTTTCAGGTACATCCTCACGATCTGGTCGATCGCCTCGCTCTCCGACGCCGGCGTGATCCACAGATCCTCGTAAAACACCCTGCTCTGCCCGAGATCGTCGGAAAACGGCTCCACGGCGATCACTCCCACGGCCCAGGAGTCCATGCCGCGCTGCCGGATATTGGAATCCAGGTCCCCCGCCTGATCGACCAGCATGAACCGATACACTTCCTTCGGTATCATCCGCCGCTCGATCGGCGTAAACAGGTCCGGATTCAATTTCTGGTCCGCGATCGGACTCGGATCCAAGAGCTGCTGGCAGTTGAACGTCCTGGTCAGTTTCAGATCGTCCCAACGCTTCTGGGAAACGTACACCGGCTTACCCGCAGCCGTCCCGTCGTCGCTCCCGGGACGGAACCGGTACTCGTACCGCGGAATCCCGTCCGGCGTCTTGATCCCACGGATGTACGTCAGCGGATCCGCATGGTGGTAATACGTCCCGATCACCCGATGGTGCCCGTCATCCGTACCTAAATTCTGAGACGAATCGAATTTCGTCTTGACCTTCTCCATCATGTCCGGACTCTCAGCCATGTCTTCCGTCGAGATATCGTCGTACACCCGACGCTTGAAGTGAAAACCCGTGGGCATACCCTCCACCAGCCCCCAAGCGCTGATGTTCGGCTCCTTGCGGTTCGTGCTACGCTTAAGAATCAACCCCTCGTCCAGACTCCACAGCGGAGCCTGCTTCTCGCAGTTCTCCCAAACAACGTCCGGAAAACAATGACTCAAAATCCGCTCGTTCTGAAACGTCTCCTTAATCGAAAATAAAAACTTCTTCGCTACCGGCCTTACA